TAAGGCACTGGTGCGCCAATACGATGACGGCAATTGGTCTGTGCAGTTTTTAAGGGCCCTTACCAACGCTTGTTATGAAGTGCTGCTTTCAGAATGGGCGATGAGTGGCGGCTTTTGGATGCGCCGGTTCAAATTCATTCCGCTCACAGAGGTGGCACATGGTTAAAAAACTCGATTATCCACCAGGCGTTTGGGACGTTTTGGCTGAAAAGTTTTACAGGACAAATCATCTTAGTTGCGGAAACTGTGGCGGGTGGTTTGGCAAAGTAGCTTTTTACGAAGGCTATAAAGCTGGACTAGCTCAAGCTCATCGTGAGTTGGAGACGGAACTAAAGGCGGATAAAACGTACCCATTCGATGAACTCCAGGCGTGGATCGATGGCCACGAGCAAAAGTAACATCGTGCGTTTTTCGTGGTGGGATATTCATCTCGCCACGAAACACGCCGATTATCGCACAACCATTTCTAGTGCTGCGAACCTCACGCACCAGCATTTTGCAAACGATTATAAAACTAAAACTGAAAACGAGCTGATTGGTGTGCTCGGTGAAATGGCCGTAGACCGTTTTTTAGGTGGCAGCGGAACGGTCGCCCACAACACTTTCAAAGCTATCGCCGATTGCGGCCACAACATCGACGTGCGAACCACTCAACGTTCGGATGGTCGCCTCATCATAAGACCGACCGACCCAGATGACCGCATCAACGTGCTTGTTGTCATCGACCAGCTCAGTGCTCGATTGGTGGGATGGCTAAGAGGCTCTGAAGCAAAACAAGCACAGTTTTTTTGGGCGGCTAACGGCAAAACCCCAGCATACTTTGTGCGACAAGAAAAGTTGCACCCGATGGAAAAGTTGCAGCGCCAAATGCTCACCAGTTATGATGATTACGCAACCAATTTGTAGGGGACATTATGCCGCTCACTAAAAAAGGTCTTAAAATCCGCGAATCGATGCAGAAGTACTACGGCGAGAACAAAGCCGAAGAGGTGTTTTACGCCTCAATAAACAAGGGCAAAATCAAAGGCGCTGAAAAAAAGAAGAAATAGCTTTTGTATGATGGCGGTTCTGCGACACTTGTGTTGTGGAACCAGCCCAAGCGCCCGAACCACAGCCGACACTCCCCCCGCCACCGCCGATTCCCCTACGGTTTGATAGCAAGTCTGAATACGCCTGTGGCGTACTCCTTGAACGGTACGTTAAAAACTTTGAACTTCAAATGGGCACCACTCTTCAGGTGCCAGTCGGTTTTGGTAAACTAATCGACTTCCGAGTGCAGGGCGTTTTTATTGAGTATCACCCCACTAACATCCACCATGAGTTTGATAGCCGCTCAGCCCTTCGTAACCTGCTCGATGCCACCCGGCGACTAAAAGAGCACCAGCGCAACCAAATTCTCGATGCGGTGCGGGACGAGCTGCACGAAAAGTATTGCCGCCGCCGTAAGTTTTTACTTACCGCTACCATCGGCAAGGACGCAGAACTTTTAGTGTGCCGCTCCCCCGATGAATTTTACGCTATGGTCATCAAGCGCTTTGGCATAGACTACCCGCAGTTAAAGGAGTTTCGGCGTGAGTTTCACCGTATCATCGACGGGAAAATTTAGGCGACCGTTTCGGCATGGCCCCGAAGAACTGGAAATGATCGCGTTCTTCGACTATTGCCGCGCTATGGCTCATCTTGCGCCAGAGTTTGCCCTTGCGTTCCACGTTCCAAACGAATCCAAATCCAGTATCCCCCGCCGCAAAACTCTAAAACGAGCCGGGTTAAAAAAGGGCGTTCCCGATATTTGTGTGCCAGTGCCCAGGGGTAAATACGCGGCGCTTTACATCGAAATGAAAGTGAAGCCAAACAAGCCTTCACCAGAGCAAATCCAGCTCATAGCAGAACTCAACGCAGTCGGTAACTATGCCGTAGTTTGTTGGTCGGCTGACGAGGCGATTCAAACACTTCTAAACTATATGGCTGGAAAATGCCCCGCACGAGAGACATCCCGATAAGCATGATTGAAGAATTAGACGCGTTCACCAAATCGCCAGAGCATCATTTGTGGGCTAACGTCGTTGAAAGAGCCCTGCAAGATTACGTTCGGTTCTTCGACTGGTACGTTGCTCGTGCACAGCGCAGCACGGCAAAAAGCCCAGACCTCACACGAGCAAGCCTTAAAGGTGTCATGGCTTATGAACTAGAGACGCTAAAATGGTTTTTCTTTAGCTCAGAGCCAGTGCCCTTTAACCTCGCATGGATATTCGACCATGTGTTTAACGCAGACGAGCGGCTACTCGAAACAATTCGCGTGAAGGTTAAGGAAGCTCACTACGCAAACCTATTTGCAAACAAAACACACCCCGGACTCAAGCACTACCTGGAGGCGTACTCAAATGCCGGGGTGCTAGCCGAAATCCCTACGCAACGTCGCACTAAAAAAGTGCGGTGGCGTAGCGGCGTTTTGCACTAAAGTTTCAAAGGCACTTTGGCGACAAGCCGCCCGAGGATTGCGAGAGTGCCACCGACAGCCGCAACAGTAGCGGCGAGATGCGGCGGCAAAAACGGAATCCCAGCCACCTGTTGTGCTGCATCCGACAACGCCGGGAGTAGCGCAATCAGACCGCCCCAAACGGTTTTAGACTTAAAGATGCTTTTCGCTTTTTCAATACCCATAAGGTTCTCCTAACGATAAAATGGTGCTCTAAACGCTGGATGTATCGGCCCGTAGGTCGTCGCCCCAGCTTTTATGTACACCCACTCAGTACCAGCGGTTTCCATCGCCTTCTCAGCGATTTCAAATCCATACAACTTTGACCCGGCACCGAATCCTGAGTAGTAACGACTGAGGCCACCATCAAACGAACCAGGGCTGCCATACAGCGCCAGTTTTGCAATCTCCTTGCCCTTATTATTGAGCACCAAGACCACAGGCACATCAGCCTTCACGACAAACAACGGCAGATTGTCGCGGCTGTTGTTGCCCTGCATATCCTCTGCAAAGTTTTTCCACAGGTGCGGCGCTTTTAGCGGCTTCGTTGGAATCGTGAATTGCTTTTTGGGTGCCGTCGTTTTTGGCTCCATTAGCCGCTGCATAGCCCCAATGTAATCGTTACTTGGGGTCGCGGTGCGCTGATTCGGCTTCAAGGTATTGTGGCTTTCGGCGCAGTTATAAATTGGCGACCAGCAAAACACGATAGATGCTTTCCGGTTATTGTGCATCCACACGTCTGCACCAATCTCCTCATCAAAACCACCAGCTTTTGGGCCACCGCCATCGTATGAAACAATCTCGCCAACCTTCGCCTTGGCTTTAGCGCCATGATGCTCGGTAATAACGCCTTTCACGGTCGGCGCTAACCAGGGATTCTGCACAGGCACACAACTTGGTGCCAACGCCCGAATCACATCAATTCGCTGCTGCACATCCGTTACCGTTACAGTGCTACGGCCATCATCGCGGTAGCGATATTCACAACTAGGCGACAAATACACTTTTACGTTTGGAAACTCTTTCGCCAACTTTTCCCACCGTGGCGTTGCTTTCTTAAGCACATCAAGCGGCACAATCTTGTGCTCATAAGACCACCACATCTGTACCCGAACGGCGACAATCTTTTTGCTCTTGCACATCGCCCGAACTTTCTCATACGGGTCCCCGAAATTAAGCGGCCAGGTCGAATCAAAACAGCCGATAGCTACGCCACTCGGGAGTGCTGCTAACGTGTCTTTGACGCTCCATTTCGGACATCCGAGCCCCAGAAAATCATGCCCTAAAATCATCGATCACCTCTAGTTGTGCGGTTTGTACACCGCTTAAAAATGTGTGTAACCACCCAAGTCCATCAATGCTTTCACTAATACGGCTATCGCCCAATGTCACGCCGTATTTTGTGGCAACCAATATGCACCCCTCGGTATCTTTAGCCGTGTTGCCCTGGTGAAACAAAATATTTGACCGGCTCGGAACGTCTTTCACTTCCCATGCCTTGCCAAATCGAGGCGATATCGTGATTCCCATTTCATAAGACCCAGGCGGAATCCGACTCATGTTGCGTTTGTTTTCACGCCACGGTAATTCAAGCGTTACCAGTCTCGGAACGCCATCAAACAACAACACACCCAAAGTCGCATCGTCTCGCTCAACAATGCGGCGGAGAGTCACATTCATGGTGTGGTTTGGAATTGCATATCCTGCCCCGCTCCAAACTTTAGTGGGGTCTTGGTATAGGCGCTTATCAGTAAAAAAATTATCGTCGTTAGCAAAAACAGCCCAGCAACCGCCATGGCAAACATCCGGTTGGCATGACGCTCACCAATTCGCTCAAGCGCATTGGCGATTCTGGCAGTTTCATTCTTAAGCCCACTAATGTTGCTCAAGTGCTCACTGTGCGCTTCAGTGCGCATATCAATTCGCTCAACTCGCTCGTCAATCCGCTCAGCTAAGTTTATTAAGTGGCCCATAGGATCGCGTCCATTATGAATCATGCGCCCTCAAGCTCAACAATACGTGCCTCCAACTGCTGTATCGCCTTCACCAACACCGGAATAATTTGCGAATAATCCATCCCAAGTTTTGTGACGTTGCTATCGTCATTAGGAATCATATCACCCGTGTCAAAAACGGTTTCAGGTAATATGGGCTGTGTTTGCTGCGCTATAAACCCGAGTTTGTTTTTGCCAAGCTCGTCTTTCAGCTCATACTCAACTGGATTTAAAGCAAGAATCTCCTGCAACCCATATTGAAACGGCGCTGGATTGATGTTTTTAACTCGCTCATCGGATGTTTGTGTACCAACAACTGTGCCAGTGGCGGTGCCGATGTTTGCATAGGTATTGCTTATCATCAGGTTCCCGGCATTGGAGACCCAAAGATAGTTTACGTTTGCATCATCCTCGTCCAGACGTATATATCCGCAGGGATTTGGATTTGCGGTTGGCTTAGTTACGCCGATTTCTGCTGTTCGTGTGTTCCCACCATTCGTGCCCTTTATTTGCACATACGATGAGCCATTGTTCACGATAGCCGTTCCGATGACTTCAACAACCTGATTACTAGCACTACCTTGCGTAATGATGCCACGCGACCCAGCGTTAGTAAGCGCCGTGTTGCCAATACAGACATCGCCGTTGGATGTCACTCGCATCCGTTCCACCGGAATCGCTGAAGCATCTGGCGACGTTGCAAACAGAATTGCACCCGGCATGTCATTAGTTGCGCCAGGAGCACCATCAACTTGCACTAGGATTTGCGCAGCGGTCGAAAATGTAGACCCATTGCAGCCGCGAAACTCCAGCGAACCAATGTAGTCTGCATTATTGACGATGACATTGCTGCCAGTCGTCGCGCCACGCGACTTTTGCAATACCAATTTGGCCGCTGTAGCGTTTGCACTGTACTGCGTAGCCGTCCAATCAAGACTTGTGGACTGTACGTTGACTCCTGCTTTAGCTTGACCGTAGGTGCAATAGTCGCTGTCAGCCACAGCATCACTCGCACCAGTGTGTCGAAAGCCACCCATCGGAAGGTTCGCCGTTGGAGTATTCTGCCCACCCTTGTTTAGCGTCTCGCTAATGCCGTTACGGAAGTCATTATCTTGCGTATCGTGGCGTGTCGCTTCAATACCAATGTTCGCAGCCTGATCGTCTGCCCAACCAGTCGCACCGTTCGCTCTGTTAAATGTTCCACCTGACCAAGGCATAGTTATCTACCTTTTTGCTGAAGTTGCATTTGTTTAACGGCAAGCCGTTGTTGAATTGCCGCAAGTTCTGTATTTACATTTGAGCCTTCTTGCGGCCCTGTTGTTTCACTAATATCCGTGTCAGCTCGTGCACCAATGATGCCACTACGCATCAATGCTTCGTTGAAACGTTGTATGTTGCTTGCGGTTGGGGGCGCAGCACTTAATTTTAATAGCTCAGGATTTGCCAGGATTTGTGCAATGTACTTATCAATTTGTAGATTTCGGGCTTCACGCAACAATGTCTGTTGTGTTCCCAACGCAAGCCCCATCGCTATCTCTGCTGGGCCACCAACCCCATATCCTAACGTTCCACCAATTAATGCCGGTGCTAACTTGTTTAGTGCCAATCGCCCACTTTGTAGTGCACCCATCACGGTGGTATACGTTTGCGATTGACCACGCGTTACCAACTTTTGCAACCGCGCTGGAGAACGCAATGCCGCTTGGTCGCGCAAGATTGCATCTAACTCTGGCAACCTATCGCCGAACAATTCTTTGGCGATGTCGCGGTTTTCATTCATATGCTGTAATGGGTCGCCTTTCTTAAATATTGTTTGGTCAATAAACTTGCCCCGCGCCATATTTAAAATGGGCGAATCCTTAAATTGTTTTGCAAACGCTTTTGCAGTTTTAGGTGTAGCAAAAGCTGCTTTGGGAATTGCCGCATCTGTAATCTTTATATATTGCTCAAATCCCGTTTTGCTCATTTGGGTTCTGGCGTAATCAACGATTTTGTTGTATTCCGCACCGAACGCTTGCCGGAACGTATCCTTGTTTTTCAATATAAACTCGGCTGGTTTCTTTTGTAGCGCCAAACGGCTTAACAACTCCATTCGTAACTCAGTTACTTGAACAGAATCTTTGCCAAACTTGCGTAGCAATTCACCAGCGTTTTCAGGTAATCGCAAAACTCGATCAACCACCTGACTGGTTTCAAGTTTTGGTTTATATCCTTTATACGCAAGTAATTCGCCGACTACGCCTTCACGATATTTTTGTTTATATGCTTTGGTTGCTTGTCGCGCAGCTTCCCATTTAGCGACATTGGTGGGGTCGCCCTTTGCTACTGTTACCGCATCGCTGTCTATAGCATCTAAAATAATTTGTAGTGCTTTCTTTTCGGCACTTTCTCCTGGTTTTTGAGTACCAACTTTCTTAGCGGTTTCAATTGTTGCTGAACGTAAATCTTGGGCATCGGCCAGTGTGAGCAATCCGCGATTTTTACCGCGCCCCTTATCTACGATTGTTTCTAGCCGCGCTATTCGTTCATTAGTGCTGGCACCAAACTCCTTTCTGGTTTCCGGGCCAAATTCTTTGTTAATTTGAGCTAGCGCAGCATCGAATGGATCGGTAGCGTTTAATTTAATGGTTTTATCAACTTGTTTCCATGCTTGACGAGGCACTTCAAGCGCCGCAGCTTGCTCCTGCATCAATGCTTGTTGCACAGTCGCACCACGTTGCATTGGTGTAGTGGCTGCTGCTTCTGGCGTTAATCCTAAGGCTTTTAAGGCCTGTTCCTCTTTTGCTACTTTAGCGGCGGCAACTGCGGCTGCTTGTTCTCGTAGCGCATCAGCCATTACGCCCTGCTGTGGTACAGTTGCAAACTTATCTATCGCCGATTGTACTCCAGCTTCCCGCGCCGCTAACGCATCAACCAGGATATTTGCAGTAGCAGGATTCTGTTGTACCCGATTCTGATAAAGTGCAACTTGAGGCGTTGCAACACGCTCTGCCATTGTTAGTGGCACGTCTCCAGCTCCAACTCGCAATGCTGCTGGAGCATACTCTTGCAATGCCTCAACACCTTCTTTACCAATCGCGTTTAACACTTCTTTTTGTGCTGCTGCTTGCAAAGCAGCTTCATTTCCCGCAATTACTCCAATCGAAGGTGCTAATGTTTTTCCTATGCCTTTCGCAGCACCAATGGCCCCTTGTACTACGGTTGGAGCGGCTATTGCTCCCACCAGTGGCGCTAATGCAGTTTCTGGCAAAACTGCTTCTGCTGCTTTTGAGCCACTGTAAGCGGTAAGACCCAACAATGCATCTGCTATGACGCGTCCCTTCGATAACCCCGGAATCGGAGTCATAAACTCAATTGCTTTTTGAGCCTCCGTTTCAGGACGCAACCCTAAGTTTGCTGCTGCTTGTTGGGCTCGTGATTCAAGGGTTTTGGTCAAACCGAACGTAGGCACATTGAACCCAAGTAGTTGTGCGCCTTTTGCTACCGGGTATGTGGCAATATCAGTCAATCCAGTAAACGCTTTGCCACCACCAACCAATACGTCAAACAACCCTTGTCCTACGCTATATGGTGTAGCTGGTGTCGGTTGTGACACAATTGAAGTTGGTACCTGACCCAATGCAGCTTGTTTAGCCGCGAGTCGCGCTTGAGCTGCGGCTATTTGTTCGTCAATCGTCGCCATTTTTATTGACCTGGTGCCGCTAATAGCTTATCGAGTTCCGCCTCTTGCCGCTGCAATTCAGCTAGGGTTGCCAGTTTTGTTGCTTCTTCATCTTCAAGTGGTTCTGTAACTTGCGTTAAGCCTCCTGGTGCAATCCCTACGATTCCCCCAATTTCTTCTGGTGTGCTTGTTGCAATTTTTAATGTTCGTTGTGCTCGTCTTGCGCTTTGATTTATTAACGTATCCCATGCTGCCAAAATATCAGCTTTGGATGCTGTTAATGATTTACCGGAAATTATGTTTGCCGCCTTTTGTTCGCCGCCGGTCAAACTTTGACCAAAGTTTGCACTTCTGTATAACTGCAATACGGCTTCCATTTCTTGAACAAAACCAGGGTCAGAAAATAATCCATATCCGCTAGTCCCGGCAGTAAGCGCAGCTTTTAATTCTACTTCACTCAATCCCGCCATTCTATTTTTTACCGCTTGTGCTTGTTCAGAAAATAGCGAGTGTTGCACAATGCGTTCTTGAATTGCTGTCGGCAACGCTTTCGGTATTTGTGCTCTCCCGGCTGATGCTGATGCCGTAGCTTTACGCAACGCAGCTTCTTGGTCCCGTTCAAACAACTGAGTCCCCAACGGGCCTAATTCAAAATTTGCCTTTGCTTCCAACTCAGCCAATTGCGCCGCTTGTTTGGCCGCAGCTTCTTGCTGTGCGGTGTATTGGTTGAGCATCAAACTCTGCGCCAACGGCAACATCCGACTTGGAAACGCCTCTTGTTGCGTGACCATAGCCATCTCCTCCGGCGACTTAGCACCCAACAACGCCGTTAGTTGCGGCAATACGGCTCGGTTCTCAGTTTCAGCTTCACGCTTAGCTTGATAGCCAAGTAGCCCTGCGAGTAATCCTGCACCAGCCACAGACGCAAGGTTGCGGCCCGGAGACGCATAAGGATTCACCAGACGCGGCGTAGCGCCACCAATAGCCTCAGACAACTGCCCATAGGTTGTGTCATACGGCGAAGTATTTACGCCCAAAAGCTGTGCAAGAAACGGATTCTCGGCCATTAGCTTCTCCGTCCCATGATTGCGTTTGGCAGTTGTCCAGCAAACGCCACACCAGCGTTTTCGAGGAATCCCGGCTGTCGTGGTGGTGCGCCACCGCCGCCCCGCATCATTTCTAATGCAGCCTGGTCAGCCATAGCTTCCTGTTGTAGTTGTCGTTGTTGCTCGAACGACAAGCCCCCACCACCACGCGGCGTAGCGGCTATCTGCTGCAACCGATACTGATTCTCACGGGCTGCTTGTGCCTGTTGGAACTCCTGCGCTTGTCCCAGTCGTGAGGTCTCGCCCATCTGCCCGTAGAACGGCGCATAGGCTTGAAGCATTTGACCCGGCATCTGATACTGCGTAGCCGCTTGTCCAAATCCTTGGGCTTGTACCGCTTGTGCAGCTTGATTAGCTTGGAGCATCGCCCCTTGTCGGGCTGTATCCTGCCGCTGTCCCAATTGCTGCTGTAACGAGCGATATGCTTCACTGTTTGGGTCTAATCCACGCTCAGCGGCCATCTGCTGAAATTCAGCTTGTTCACGCTGAAACTGCGGCCCAGTCGTCATTTCAAACTGCTTCATGACATCGCCATAGGCTTGCCCCATCTGCTCTTGAAACGAGCCAGGATTGAACGCACCCTGTTGCTGCATGTAGTCCATGTACTGTTGCATCCCTTGCGACACGCCCTGTTGTGGCGCGGCGTATGGGTCTACTTGAGTATTTGCCGAAGTCTGTTGCTGCCGTCGCGCCTGTTGCATCTCTTTCATAAGAGTGCGGCGCATAGAGCGCGATTGAGCGTCACTTTTACCAGCCAATCCTTGGTATTGCTTTTTAATCTCGGCGTAACTTCTATTGGTTTGGGTGCCAGTTGTCGGCGATTGCCCCATTGCACCTTTCTTCTTTGCCATACCTATACTTGCCCACCCGGTTCGTATCTAAGTTCAAATCCGAAAAACTCACACTGACTACTGTTCAGTGTGCCGTTAATCTCTAATGCCGCCGCATGGCCCTGCCCACGCACTGAATAGCGGTTAAAAATGTATTCTGTATTCGATGCCCAGGGGGAACCCCACGCCGAACCCCAAGGGGTCGCTACTGCGGCTCCGGTATTGATGGTGTCGCCAGACGCAGTATCTTTGAAATCGGTATCTATCGCTAAGTTGAATGTTAGCCCCTTCTTCGTTTTAAGCAAGGGCCGAATGTCCTTAAACGCTTTGTATGCTTCAGCCGGACCCATGTAGCTAAACGAAGTGCGAAGACAAAAGTTTATATCGAATCCCTTGTCCGTAAATCCAGTTTCACCTTCGTAAATTTTGCCGTTCGTAGCGCCGTAATAGGGCGTGGAACCAGCGACAACAACAGTGATGCTATCGGCTTTTTCAATAAGCTCATAGACGCACCAGGCGCGGCTATCAATGCTGTACACCAGCATCGTTGTTTCAGTTTCGCTGATTGGCACGTTTACAAAAACGCGGCGACCTTGAGGCCAAAACCAACCATGCCACCTAGACGAAAACGACGTTACAACCGCCGCTTTAGTAATGTAGGGGTTCACCCTTGCACTGATGACGCTTACCGCTTGTTCGGGATCTGCTTGGAATAATGCTGAAACTGGAACGATGCCCTGTTCAGTAATAATCCACACGTCATTGTTCATGCGTAGAAACGCACGATAGCCAAGGGGTTTGCCGATATAAAACTTAGCGACAAGTCCCCAAACGTCACTTGCAGGACTGCTGCCAGAGTAGAAAACAATCTCTCCTTCGCTGCTAATAGCGAAGAACAAATCTTGGCTTGTTTGAGAAACTTGGTTTGTGTAGCTACCAGCAAACACAAGCCGACCGCCCCGTGTCATCACATACTGCAAATCGAAGCTGGTAAGCGCCGATGAACCGATAGCGTCCGTATTGCCGTACCAAAACTTCATCGTGTTCTTTTCGACGAAGTACAGACGATTCTTGTATGTTGAAACGTTAATCAGGTTGGCAAGTGTAACACCCGTGAACGTGGAATCAGCTACAGTCGAACCGTCATACACCTGAACAGCATCAACGCCGTTACACATATAGAGGCGTGTGCCGAATTGCTGACACGCCATATTGGTGCCAGTTGCACTGATAGCTGTAGTGCCCGTTATGTTTGTGGCTGTGCCGCCAATAATCTTGTAGATGCGCCTGGTGCTGCCGCCGCATACGGCTATCAACTCAGTCGTGCCCGTCTGCGTATTGTACGGAAAAAGTGTATCAACTGTGGTGCTATTCGCAGATACGTCGCAGTAGAGTTCGTAACCCTTCCGCGTAACAGGTGCAGTTGGCCCAGGAAATACGTTTTTCAACTCTAGGGCCACTTCAGGTGCCATAGCGTTGATGGGGCTGACTAAATCAAGCCCCCCAAACGGCGGTGGTATGGTGTATTCCTGTAGCGGCATCGCATCCCATTATCGTCAGTAGCCACGTCGCGGCATCGAAGCGAACTGCGCCAATTCCTGCGCAAATCCTTGTCGTCGCTGCAACTCTTCTGGACTGATGCGGGGGCTTGACCCTTGCAACTCTTGACCCGGTTGGCGCGGCTGCTGGAATCCCATGCTTGGACGTGCGCCCATGTATGGATTTTGTGGCACCATCGGTTGTTGCTGCTGCTGCTGCCCAAAACCTTGCCGCATCGTATCCATAACGTTTTGCATGGAGGTATTTGCGGGATACGTCAGGTCTAAGTTACGCATCGGACCAAATTGTCCTAAACCATTTTGTACCATCGGCGGTGCTTGATTGCCTTGTCCTCTTATCTGGTCGGCGGCATTGTTAGCTGCCTCAATCGCAGCTTGTCCTTGTGACGTTGACCGAGGCGGCAACATCTTGCCGCTCTGTCCAACAAGTTTGCCACTAGCGTCACGATAGACGCCGGGACTAACCCGTGTCAGTCCTGCGTTCGATGGTGATTTGCTTAAAGCGCCCTGAAGTTTGTTACCTGGCATATTATCGTCTCCGTTGTGTTTGTGTGGCTGGTGCGGCCATCATTTCCCGTAAATCGTTCGAGTAAATCTTGTAGCGGTCGTCGCTCAACTTTCCTTCGTTGTACATCTTATCAAGTTGCTGTTGTCCCGATGCTTGATTGATGCCTAGTTTGTCCATGAACATACGATAGTTGTTCTGCACTTTACCGAGGTCGTGTTGAGCATTTGTAGTCGAAGCGGCGGTGTATTGCGTGGCTATAGCCTCACCACCTTTGCCCGAACCAGCTCCATGAATCGCGGCTAATACGTTTCCGTAAGCTGCTGCCTTTCCAACAGTCGGGTTATCGAGGTCAATAGCCCCTTCACCCTTGCCAAAGCTAAATTTATCCTTGCCCCAATCAAAGGTAGAACCATCGACCAAGGTACCTTTGTAATCCTGGCCGAACAAACCGACATTGTTTTCAAGCATCGACTTGCGCCACTTGTCGCGGATAAGTTGACGCTGCCCTTTTTTGCTTCCTGACAATCCCGTAATGGCACCAATCGTGCCGCCAATCGCCGCGCCAATGGCAGTACCAGGGCCAGGAAGAATTGCTGACCCAATAGAGGCCCCAGCAGCAGTTCCTTGCAGTGCCAAACTGCCCGTGTCCTTCGTGGTATAGTCACCGCTCGTGGTCATCTTGCCGAGGGTATAGGCTCCGTAAGCTGCACCAATAGGCCCTGCGGCTGAACCAATCGTATTCATACCAGCCGCCCCTGCAAGGTTAGCTGCACCACCAGCCATGCCCAAAGCGCCACCAATCTTGTCGCCTTGCTGAAACTGCCGATAACCCATGTAGCCCTGCAACGCACCCAAACCGCCTTGCAGTAAGTTTGCGCCACCAAGTCCTTCTGCCGCAGCCGCAGCATCGGGTTGTGGGCCGATTGAGCCCTGGAATACGCTGCCGTCACTCATGAGCGTTGCGCCTTCGGCAGTCGTTCCGACCGGAAATGCTTGGGTTGCGGTGCCGATATTCGTTGCAGCTAAATTTGGCCCAACTTCAGCAACCGACAATCCACCTGCTCCGCCACCCCCTGAAGCAGCACCACCATCGGGTGTAAACGCATCAACTAAACGACCACCAATACCTTTTTCGCCTTCCGCGCCGAATATGGTATCACGCAGCCCACCTAGAACTCGCTCACCAGCCAGGGCATCTTGTAAAGCTCTGGCACCAATCACGCCAACACCAAGTCCGGCCATTTGTCCCAGGGCGCTTGACTGATCTTGTCCAGCGGCTCGTTTTGCTCGTTCCTCGGGCGACATCATCCCTTCCGGGAACGCTTGACGTAGCGCCTCGAACGGATTCATGCCGCTGTTGCGTAACTCAATGTATTTTGCATACGCGTTGTAATTTGCCTGTGCCATTAGATGAACGTCCCAAACGTAGCTATGCCATCACGAGCAAAAACAAGGTTGCGTTGCAAACCACCCGTATACAGAATCTTGCCAGGGTTCAATTTGCTAAAATCCTCGTTCATCTGCACTTCAAAACGAGGGGCAACAGTTAGCCCATGAATCTCAGCAAATCGCTCAAGGACCCCCAATTCGAGGGTCTTTTCGTTGAAAACGCTAACGTCCGTGTCAGCAAGGAAATCAGGGTAGGTGCCGCTGTAGTACGCCCAGCTTACCCCGCCGTCTGATACAGTGCCGCTCGTGTGCGTTGGGGGCGTTGCGCCACTCGTGCCGCCACCAGCCGTTTGATAATAGTTCCCGTTGTAGAACGTGTAAGCGTTGGCTGCGTATACTGTATTCGTTACCCAGGTTGCAGGTCTTGCATACCGCTCAGCAACATACTCGAAGATAATTACTTGCCCCGTTTCGGTTGGGGTTGGACTCATTAGCAACTGATTGTTGCTCATCCCGCGTATCTGGAACCGCTGATAAACGGTCGTATTGAGGCCGTAGCCAAGGATTTCAGCGTACTCCTGCTCAGTCATCGGGCCAAGCAAACGCCACCGTGTAGACTGATTCCAGAACGTATTGTAGTGGTAAAACGAAAACGCCGCTGGAAGTTGATACGCCGCTTGCCCTGCAACCGTCGTAAAACTTCCAGAGGCGAAAAGCATGGGCCACATATACTTGTCGCCCATCTCCCGATTGATACGTTGCACCATCGTACGAATCTGCTTCGTCGTGGTCTCGCTAGAGGTCAAAACATTAGTTTCAACCGTGTACCCAGCTTCATTTGCAACGTTAGAAACAATCGTGGATAAGGTCATATCTTACGAGGTCTGCCCCTCCCTCGCTTTTCAAGCTGCACCTCAACATCATCAAGTGACTCAGCGGCGTCTACAGCCTCGGTCACTTCATTCTGCCAAGTTGGAGTCGGACGAGTAAACCGCGTTCCCTCATTGCCCTCAATGCGCTGCATCAACAGTTCAATCTGTTGCTCCATGCGTTCTGCTCGTGTGCGCTCACGGTCTAAGGCTTCCTTAAGAGCTACCACTTGAGACTGCCCAGAGGTCGCCGCAGCCATCCACTCTTGCGCTTCCTTAACGAACTTACTAAGCGGCCCCATACGACGTTTCACTTCGTCGTTAGCCTCAGCAAGTTGCTCAACAGTGCGGAACCCAAGGTAAGCTAGTTCCTTAATGGCAGACGCCGTGACACGCGGCCATTCCTGAAGTGGCATACCAGACTGCACCGGGCCAGTCCCAGCCATAAACGCTGCATAGGCTTGGGGGTGCTCAACCTTGTCGCGCTCCTCGATGGCCCTCACCGTCTCATCACCACCCGGCCATTGAATAGAAATAGACGGAATTTCGTCGTAAATCTCACGTCCGGCTTCAGCCGACTTTGTTTCGTTTTTGCGGCACACCATCATGAACTTTACGTTGGCACCAGCCCACCGGGACTTTTGTTGCTGATGTCCATTCATGATGCTTTGCCAGTCTATTTGCGCCATATCTTTCTCCGTATATAGGCGGTTATGCCGCGACTATATCAGATATAAGCCAATCCGCGTATTCAAAACCTAGTGCAAATCCACCCACGCACCCGCTGCTCGGACCTGTAGTTTGTTTGTTGTGCTGTTGTAGTACACGTCACCATTTTCAACGTCTAGCGTTGGTGCCGCAGCTAACGGGACAAATCGAACCTGACCGCCTTGCTTAACTCGTACACGCTCAACTAATCCATTCAAACTTGAACCCGACGTGCCAGCCGGGGCGGTCGAAACCCTGAAGACACCACCAGCACCAGTACCAGTTCCTTGCCCTGGAGCAACAAGAACTTCCGCTCCGGCGATGTTTGTACCTGAACCGCTAGTCCCGCGAATTGTGCCAGCCGTAGGAGACGCGGCAGTAGGGCCGTTTCCAATATAAACGTCCCCCGCACTGTCAATTCGCATACGTTCACGGGTATTATTTAAGCTGGTGCCGCTTCCGCCAGCCGGGGACGTAAAAAATGCAACAACACCGCCGGTACCGCTTCCAGTACTTACACCGCCGTAAATACTTAAATTTGCGCCGTTAATGTTTGTACCAAGTCCGTTGGTGGCACGAAGCTCACTACTGTTTGGAGTCGCATTTTGTTCGCCATTTCCAAGGTATATAGCCCCAGCGCTATTGATCTGCATCCGTTGGGCGCTGTTCGTAAAAAACTGCAACGCATTTGATCCGGTAGTCCCAACAGCAAGATTGTTAGCAGCGTAAATATTTCCGCCCGTAATAAACGGAGTATCCGCTGCAAATATCAATTTGCCATTAGCGCCAGTTGCAACTGGAGCTAAAACAGTTGGCGCAAACACCTCACGTTCTGCATGTGCAAGGCTAACAAGCGTAAGAAAACCACATGCAAGGCTGGCGATAGCAACAGTGCGAGAAACGTGTCTTATGTTCATCTTTAGTTGTATCCAAAAATCTCTACGTTACCAACCGTAGGGGCGACTCCAGCGTGTTTGCACTCAACGGCACCGTTGGCATATCGCCGATTTTCACCGAGGTCCGGATCGTAGCTGCTATATGCAGGGACAAGAAATTCAGCCGCAGTCGTATCAAGCCGACACCGAATATCTTTATCAGTGTTGTTGAGCACATCTACTTTTACATACGACCGACCACCCGCAATAAACTGCGTATAACTTCCAGTCACAGAACCAAACGCTACAGTTGCACTATAGTAGGTTGGCGGCGAATAGCTTTGCGCTGAAGCGCTTAAGCCAACAAACAGCGAAGCTAAAAGTAGTGATATGCGTTTCATATAAGCCAAAAAAAGTAGCGGCTTGGTGATTAGCCTCGCCGCTATGGGATTACGCTACGGTCTCGATAATCGCCCAGTTATACACCGAAGTGTCACCGGCAACTGCACGAACGGAAAACGAGGTGCCGTTCGTCTTTGCAAAAATGTACGGTGCTCCACCAGGAGTTCCACCAACAGTTCTGAGTGACATAACGACAATCATGGTGTCCGATGCCGCAGTCGTGCTCACAACAACGCTCGACGCGCCGTTTGCGGTAAAGGTTCCACAGGTCGTTCCGGTCTTGTACTGCAACCGATTGCCTGAAGCAGCAAGATTAATGTTACCCGTAATCGTCTGATTGCCAG